TCACGGAGGTTCCCCCGTCGTAAATGTAACCATATTGCTTTTCACTCTGTTCTGATTTCCAAGCATCCATTCACTCCGCACCTTAATTACTGCCCATGTATCAGACAATGCCTGCATTTCCAGACTGGTTTGCTCTGTATTATACCCCTGCTTATTTGTAACACTAGCGAATTCAGCTAAAAACAATGTTGCATAAACCCAACTAATTTGTGTATCTTGTTGTGTCATATTATCCAATGGACAAAACACCTTCCATGGTTCCCCCATAGGATCATTTGTCCCCACAAAGCTATGATGGTTAAATGATCTGGAACTCACACTCTGCAGCCCCGGCTGAAAACTCCACTGTGCACCCCACGCACTCAACTCTAAAAACGACGGGAACTTAATCTGAGACAGCTGCGTAGCACCCCGATTACCTACTTGCCAATACGAATCTTGCACAAGCAAAGAGGCAACAATACGTGCTTCTGCACTAGTCCGAACATCTGTATTTAATACCCTCAGGTCTGTTTTTACATGCTTAAATAGCTGCCACTGACAAAACCAATTATACAAAACCTCATCATGTGGCACCGCCATCCCAAACACCCTCCCATCATTACACGGCTCAATCCTTATATATGCCCACCTCCACCACTCCAAAGGACTTATAGCAACTTTTGTACCACTATCCCCCGCCCACCCCGGCCCCCCTGTACTATGGTTCATAAAATATGCAAGCAATAGCCCCCTCAACGATATTTCAATTGCAGTAGCTCTCATATTAGACACACTACTTGTCCCGGTTTGCGTTACTGCATTATTAACTAATATTAAACCCTGAAATCTCAATCTTTGGGTGTTGTAAGGGTTGGTTCTCCGGACTGTGTAGCTACCGGGATGTTGGACATAAAACGACCGCTTAAAATTCCTTCCAAAGAGACCCCTGCGGTACCTGTGATGGTACCTACGTTTCCTGCCCCAAGAAGATCTATACCACCTCCCCTTGGGCCTCCTTTTATAATGCCACCCCCCCCGAAACCATTTGTAAAGCCTCCCCCACGGCCTCCGTCTTCTGTATCTGACCATTCTATTTCACTCACACCACTCAAATCACTCTCAGTCTCTTCCGAACACCGCAGCTTCTTCAACAACTCCTGCTTCCTCGGTCGTCTCCGCTTTCTCTCAAAGTTCTTCTTGTAATCCTCCTCCAACACCTGGTAAACGTCGCTTTTGAACTTTGAAGAATTCAAGAATCTCTTTGCGGCGTCTAGCCTCGCTCCAGTCCCGGCAATGACGGAACCACCACACGCTTGTTTCTGAGGAGATGGGTCTGTCTGAGTGCCCGTAGCAACTGCCAACACAGGCCTCCCCTCCAACTGGAACCAATGGTTCCTGAAACTGTCGCAATTGCACACTTGCTTGTGCATCTCCCGGCAACTCGTCAGCCAACATGCTATCCCAAAATTATAACTCACTTGCTTCCACTTAGGATATACAGAGTCCAAAATCTCCAACGGTACAGCAGAAAATTTCTCCTCCATAGACCTAGAAAACACACTTATTAAGCCCCGGCCCGAGACCGCTCTAGCCCAATAAGCCCCTCTTTTTGCATAGCAAAAATTCACTGCCCCGAGCGGTGTGCGCACTCACCTCACGGAGCTCCTTCGTGCACTCACTTCGTCTCGGGCGGCAATCCTACCACCGTCCGGGTGCACCTCCAATTATAAAGCCTCCCAAACCCCGCCCCCCGCCCCCGTATTCAGGGGGGAGGGACCGGAGGTCCCTCCCCCCCGACCCCCCTCCCACCATCTTATAAGAAAACAACAGGAAACCACGACATCCGCTTTTAACGGTCTTTATTGTTTTCGAGACGCAAACAGGAAATGGCAAGCCTGTACACAGAGACGTCGTTCGGGTCCTTCGGACCCTCACTCCTCAACTTTTTCTTATTAAAATCATCACCCAGCGCGACAATCGCAACAAGCCGTGGTACCCAACAAGTGTAAGTATACAAACAGTGGAGCCTGTACACAAG